CCAGATATAGCTTGTTGTTTTTGAACTTCAGCTAAAGCTGTTTTTTCAGCTGTAGAAGCTTGAGCTTCACCTTGCGCGGCTATATTAGCTTGTTGAGCTTGTTGATCTTGTTTTTCTTTTTGCTTACGTTTTACTTTAAGCATTTGATTAGCTAACTTAAGATTTTTTATTTGTCTTAAATCTATAGCGTCTTCAACATCAATATTGCCAGCTTGCAAAGCTATCTGTAGATTTGCTTCTAACTGTTGTCTTTCTTCTTCATCTGGTTCTAATTCTAAGAAAATTCCAAAATCATGTAAATTTAAATTAGATATTTCATTTAAAGTTTTAACATTAAATGTTGATATAGAATTTTGTAAAGAAGATCTTGTTAGTGGAAACTCTAAAGCATCTGCTACTTTTAAGCTAATATTTTCTGCTAGTTTAAGAGTTAAATATAAACTAGATTGTACAATATGTCTAGTAGCTACATTAGATGCATTAGCGGCTAATTTCTGCAATCCTACTAATGTGTTACGATCAGGTAAACTACCATCTCTAGCTTCATTTAAACCAGTCACATCTCTTATCATTTGTAAGTAATATTGATATGTGCTAATTAAGCTTTGTATTTTACCTTGTCCTGTAGAAGAGCTAAGTTCTTGTATAGGAACTTTACCAGGATTCATATCGCCTTCTTGCGTTAACGATCTACCAACGATACTACCAGTTTGGAAATACATATTTAATGCTTCTGCTGGATTATAGTTTGTTCCATTACCTAAATCAACTTCTGCTATCCCGTCCATATCTAAATAAACACCATCAGGAACCATTCTTGATAAAACTTGTTGTAATTTTAAATGAGTCAATTGTATCATATCTGCAAAACCAGTACATTTGCTTACAATAGACTCTATTCTACCTTTATATATTCTTGGAGCACATATAGCGTAATTCATTCTTACTTTTGTAGTATCTGCAAAAGGTCTTGTCATATTTTCCGCTAACTCCCATTTTAGCATTGTGTTTGTGCCTAAAACTTTAGCGCCACTATATAAAACTTCTATAGATCTTGACACTCTTTCAAAGTTGTCATTTTCAGGTGGATTAAAAGTATCTGGTTTTTCAATAGCTTTTATTAAGCCTTGATCAGTTTGTTTTATTTTAAATACTTGATTGCTATATGTTTTGTAATCAAAATATAAAACTTGAACAGTATTATTATCATAATCACCCCAACCTGTAACGTAAGATCTATTACCAGGCATTGATTGTATTCTCTTAAGTTCTTCTTCAGTTATGTTTGGAAACTCTTTTTTAAGCTCTGGTATTGTAATAGCTTTTAATTCACCTACATAATATATATCTTCAAAATTAGGATCTTCAGTATAAGAATAAACCATATAAGCAGGATCAACATAGTCAACAGTAACACCGTTAGATGTATTAAAATTTGTTTTAGCTGCTGCTATTCCACAAACAGTTAAATCCATGTTTAACCTACGTTTAGTTAGGTCAAATTTATTTTGAGCTAATATGCTAGATATAGCTTCTTCTTCTGCAATCTCTACGCTTTGTTTGTAAGATAATTGCATGTGAAGCTCTAATTCTTCTTTTGTTTCTGGAATTAAATCTTTACTAGGTGCTTGGTATAAATCAATACCTAAAGTTTGTTGCAAGTTTTCTAAATATTCTTTAGACAACATATCTTCATATATCTTTGAAGCATAACTAGTTCTTTTCTTTATAGCTTCAGGATCTTGAGCATAAGCTTTTATATCATAAGTTTTAGAAGATATACCGTTTACTAATATGTCTACAAATTTTGATAATATTGGAACAGGTTTCCAGTCTAAATTTAAATAAGACAAATCACCATTTATAGCTAATTCGTCTTTGTATTTTTGAATAGATTGCTCTCCTCTAGCATATGTTCTTAACATGTGGAAATTATTCCAGTTAGTTAAGTATCTATTACCACTAGTCCTTCCTTGAGAAAACCACTCTTGCTCAATAGCTTGAGCTACTTGTGAACCGTATTCTAAGCTTGCTTTCTCTGCATCACTCACTACTTGACTTGGAAAAGGACTGTTAGTGTTAGTATATATATTCATTTAACTTATTATTTTTGATGAAGCACCTTTGTTATTATATCTTTTTATACCTAAATCAATAGATTTTAATTCTCTTTTAGCAAATGGTGTATATCTATGTTTATTACAAGCCATTAAAGCTAAACCAGAACTAATAGAAGCATCGTGAGAGGTTCTATTATTTATATTGAATTTAGCCCAGTCTTCTAATGTTCTTTGTAAATACATGTCTCCATAACCAGTCTCTTTTAAACCTACGAAATGTTCTATGTATGTTTCTATTGCAGCTGCGTGAGCTTGTTTTATATCTTCACTAGAGTTAGGTATACCACCTATTTCTCTTTCTGTTATAGATAATTTGTTTCTTTTTTTATCTGGTCTATTCATAGCAAAACCTCTATAACCTCTTTTTTTAAAGTAATAAAGTAATCTTGGTTTATTGTTTTCAGCTAATATAGGCATACCATAAAATACACACGCCATAAGAACATCTTCAAAAAATATTTCAGCAGTTTGAGGTCTAGCTATGTATTCTAAAAAGAAATGATTAGGAGGGTGATTATCCATGCTAAATTTAGTTAAACCATGTAAAGATCCATTAGAACCTCTTTTGTCTACTGTTCCAGATATATCATACGGATCACATCCAAAAGCTCCCATATGTTCATTACCTGGATAATTAGTGCCGTTTTTATTATATCTTCTGTTTTGTAAAGAAATTTCAGGCACCCAAGTAATTAAAAATCTTCCATTTTTGTTTGGAACAAATATTACCTTAGTATCCTGTTGACCATTTTCCCACTGAAAACTTCCTTTAGTTACATTTAATGTATTTTTTAAATCTTCATTAAAATCTATTTGCTCGTAAATTTTAGTTAGATTAAATAAAGATTGTTTTGATTCGTCTCTAAAAGCATGCTTTGTTGTACGTGGAAATTGTCTATAAAATTCATTTAAACCGTCTTGGTCTTGCTTAAGACCTTCAACTTCATTATCCCAATACTCTATAACACCTTGTTTTATTTTAACCCCGTGAGGATCTTCAACTGGTTTTGTCGGCGTTTCAAATACAGGTATTCCATAAGAATCAATGTATCCTTCGTAGTTCCATTCCATAGGTATGAACAAAGAATATAATCCTGAGCGAGTCTGTCCGTTGCTGTTTCTTTGAGTAACATCTGAGTCGTCATATAATTTTTTAAAGTTTCTACCGCCTTTATCTAAAGAGTTTGATGTTGAACCCATCATACACTTACCAATAATTCTACTACCTAATCTAAGGGTGGTTTTCGTAACACGCCAGTTGTTGAGGATGTTGTTCGGGCGTTCCCATTTCCCACTCTCATCGTGGACGAGGAGTTTGAGTTTCTCCCCATCGTAGGAGTTATCGCCGGTGTTCTTCCAATCGATCGTGGTGTCCAATCCCTGTAAATCCTCTTGCGAGGTTTCATTGGTAGCGACGGTAAGTTTTCTTCTTGTGTATTTGGTTGCTGGTACTCTGTAGGCAAGCTCGGTCTTTGGACGGTCCATTCCGTCCTGGGTCGGCTTGAAAAAGAAGGGATAGTTAACTGATATTGGTACCACCTTATCGGTAAACATCTTCTTGGCATCAGGCCCAGATTTTGATAAAATGCCATATCTTGAGTCAGAGGATATGGTCGCCAAATTAACCACCTCTCCTGAGGCCATGAAAGAGAAACCAGATCTACGGTTCTTAAGGTAACACATCCCATAGGATCGTATGTCTGCCTTACAAGCTTCCCAGAAAATGAAGAATAATCTATTTGATTCCCGAAAGTCTGGTGCCCCAACGTCAATTTTACTCCACTGCAAGTACATGTAATGAGTACCAGTAATATAGATAGGCTTATTTTTGTTATAAAACCAAAAACCTTCTTCTCTACAAGTAAACTCTTTATCAATGTAATCATACCACTTTTCTTTAAAATCTTCTGGATACTGTTTAAAATCATAAACTGTTTTAATTTTATTTAAAACTTTAGGATACTCAACTTTGCTCCATTTATTATTATTAAATTTGTGTACGTTATTTTGCTTAGGTAAAGCTATTTTTAAATTTTGAATTTCATAAATCTCTCCTATCGTACCGTCTTTACTAATGACAACCATATCATGTTGTTCATTATAGCCATATTCCCACTTTTTATTTTTATTATATTTATTAAGTGTTGCTGGTGTAATGTAATCTTTAAGTATTGTGTATAAACTTTCTTCGTGCATTATTTAGACCTCCCTTCTGCAAATCCTTTAAAACTAGATTTCTTTTTATCTTCAACCTTAGGTTTGTCATCTAACATATTCTGTTCTTCTTCAATACGATTAAGTATTTCAAAAGCATCAAATATAGCTAGTTTTTTAGTAGCTGCAGCATTTTTAAGTCTGTCAGCTGATATATCATCGTCACTGTCTACAATAGCTTCTTTAGCAACTTTAATAAGTTCTTCAACTGCTACTCGTCCAGCTTGGATTATATTTTTCTTCGTTTCCTTCGTACTCATATTTAATTACAATATCATTAGATTCCATACAATATAAACGATCATCATCTACTAGAAACTGCCATTCTCTATTTGGTTTAAAACCAACTAAATCTCCTTCGTTTATATTTGAATTTTTTAAAACACTATTACCGTATTTTAATATTCCTTTTAATTTTTGCTCTTTATCAACGTTAAAATCGTTGTTGTTTTTTATTGGTTGAATAAAACATCTGTTAGCAAAGGTATTCCAACCTTTTTTATTTTTATATAAATATATTTGGTCTAAACTTAAAAAGTATAAATTTTCTTTAAACCAAGACCTGCTAACTTTCTTTTTACCTTTCATGTCGTAAAAAGTTCTAAATACATTTTGATGTATAACTACAGTATCACCTTTATTTATTTTTGTTTTAAAAGCTAATGGTACTTCAATAACTTTAGCTAGTCTATTTACAAAAGTCCATGATTCAATTTTAGTATTAATTACTAAGCTTTTGTCACCTATTTTTATTTCGTTATTGTATTTTTCACCTAATGGTTCTACAATAAAATCATACAAACTTCTCATTAATATTCTAAATCATACTCAACAGATATAGCCATATTAGAATTAAACTTCTTCCACGGCAAAACCTCGTTATTTTTGTTTATAAAAATATTATAAGAATTATCTAAGTCTTCAAACAATATATGAGATATTTCATGCCCACCATAAACTTGTTGACCGATAGCATAATGCATTGCATCGTTTTTATAATCAGACCCAATGCTTATTTTTCTTATATTATTCATCTTTACCTTTAATATCTGATATAGATCCGTCTTTTAAATCTATATTAACATTACCGTACTCTTCTTCAAGTTCTTTTTTAGTTTATTCTATTTGTTCTCCTAACTTTTTAACATCGCTAGTAAGTTTTTGTTTTTGAACTTCTAAAATACCTATGTTATTCAATAAGTTATTTAAAGAACTTTGTTGATCATTAATTTTTTTTAACTGAGTGTCAGTTACTTTTCTTGATTCCATTTGAATTTATTTAATTTAATTACTATATACTTAAATAGTTACACTATTATTTAAAAGTTTACTTTTACTTTTTTAACTCTTTTATTTCTTCTTTTAATTCTTTTATTATTTTGTATAATTCTTGAGTAGCTGATATATTTAACATTGCTAAAGCATCATAATCAACTGAATGATAATCATCAACTTCTTTACCATATACAAATACTTCACCTGATTTATCTGAATCAACTTTGATTGAATCTCCGTCTGATTCTATTATGTTAACTAATTCTTTTGATCCATCAGGGTAAATTAGTTTTATTTTATCATCTAACTTGCAACACGTGTCAGAT